CAGCCGCCGGCAAGTCCCGCCGCGGCGGCCGGATCACTCCGGTCGAATGGGAACGCCGCACGGGTCTGCGCCTGCGCTTCATCTACCGCCGGTCCGGCCCCAGCCTTCTGGTGGCCGAGGGGCGGCTGAACAAGGGTGGTCGTGCCGTAGCCTCGCGATCGAAGACCGGCCGTGGCCTGACCACCGTGCCGATCTTCCTGCTGGTCCCGCAGGTCAAACTGCCGAAGCGGCTGGATCTCGACCGTGACACCGAGCGGGCGCATGACAGCATGCCGGGGTTGATCGTGGCAAACTGGGTGGATGGAAGATTAACTGGTGTGGCGGCGATGCGTGGCTAAGAAAATCAAGTTGCGGCATCCACGAATCTTTCCATTGGAACTTGTGGTTGCTGCACATCATAGTCGCCGCCGGTGATTTCGTGATCCGGAAAGCGCTGCCGGAGAAACTCTAGCATTGCCTCCGATACCGGACCTCCGACCAAAAAAGTACCGAAGCGTTGTCTAAACTCCTCCCAGCGTTGGGAGACGACACCTTTGCGTCTTTCACCCGGACATACCCAAATCCAATCAAGGAGCATCTGTTTGCTCTGCTTTTCGTGTGGACGGAAGCAGCATGCACCGATAATTCGAAAATCGTTGTCACGAAAAATATAGCCGATTGCTTTGGGGTCATGGTAACCTTTGATCTCCCATTGATGCATGTCGTATCCAAACTCACGCTTGAAAACCTTCGCGCGCCAATAGATTGATGTTCGGAGCCACTCGGGAGACTTAAGATCGACCCATATTATTTCATGATTGCTTTCATATTCTGCCCTTAGTTTTGATGAAGGCTCCGGCTTGAGAGCTTCAATAAAACCGTTGTGCCTTTCCTCATTATGCCTTTGTTCTTCCTGCGGGTCTCCTTCGACATACGACAGGCCACAAAGTTCACATCGCTTTAATCCCATTTCCACTCCCAGAAAGTTGGTTGCTTTATACCCTCGCATGTCAGTTTGAAGATGATCCATCAAACTTTGGCAACACCGCTAAGTATTCCGAAATTCATAAAGTGGGAAGTCAACTTCTTCTGGGAATGCACGCCATTTTTCAGTGAGAGAGTTCGTGCTCATGCCCTACGAAGCTATCCTCGTCGCGCTGCACACGCGTCTCGTAAAGCGGCCTGCTCCCCCCTGAGAGGCAAGGCTCTGCCTAAGCGCATGCCAACTGACTGTCTGCTGATCCTGCTTGACGGCGAATTTGGTGAACCGACGTTGACGCCGTGTTCACCATGCTGACCGCCGGCAACGACGCACCTCGGTTCGGGACCGGCGCGTGACACTTCATCATTCGCAACCGCGCCCGCAGTCCTTATCCGCCCACCCACCGGAGCCTTCCCATGCCCTCGACCCGCGAGACGATCCTTGCTGCGCTGACGGCGCAGCTCGCCGCGCACGCGGGGACCGAGGTCCGGCGCAATGCGGTTTTGCCCGAACGCGTGCTGACAGGCGGGCTGGTGATCGTGCGCGATGGCAACCCGGGGGAACCCGACGTGACGCTGGGCCCGTGGCGGGCCTATTACCGGCACCGCGTGGAGATCGAGGCGTTCATGCCGCCGGGCGCGGCGGAGGCAGCGCTCGACGCGCTGCTTGCCCGCATCGGGGCCGCACTGGCGCATGACGACAGCCTCGGCGGGCGGGTCGAGCTGATGACACCCTCGGCGCCGGAGCTGCAGCCGGTGCCGGTGGAAGGCGGCGCGCCGTTTCTGGCGGCCGCGCTGGCGGTCACGCTGGAATACCAGGTCAGCGACCCGCTGAGCGGGTGAGCGCGCCGGACAGGCGCGGCCATCTCGAGACATCACATCTGCACATCACAGGGAGGATCAGCATGGGCAAGCAACGCGCCTATGGCGCCGATGCCACACTCAGGGCGGTGCGGGAGACACAATATGGTGGGGCCACCACGGGCCCGGTGCGGGCGCTCGATTTCAAGACGGCGGATCTGTCGGCGAGCATCCCGCTCGGCGACGACCCGCTTCTGGGGCGCGGGCGCAACGCGCAGGACCCGTATCGCGGGCTGGTCACCGATGAGGGCCAGCTGGAGATCCCGTTCGATCTGCAGGGCACCGGCTGGTGGATGACGGCGCTGTTCGGCGATCCGCAGACCACACCGCAGGCCGCAACCGGGCGGATCACCTTCGCGGAGAATCCCGCGCCGGGCGACACGCTCACGCTGAACGGGGTGGCCTGGAGCCTTGTTGTGGGGGTTGCTGCGGGCGACGAGACGGAGATCGGCGCCACGCTGACCGATACGCTGGCTGCGTTGGCCTCGGATCTCAACGCCGCCACTGATCCCGCCATCGCGGTCGCGAGCTACACGGTCGAGGATGACACGGCGCTGGTGATCACCCATGACGCCACTGGCCCCGACGGAAACGCGTTTACGCTGGACGCCTCGGCCGGACAGCGTTCCGCCCCCACGCTCACCGGCGGCGGCTATCGCCATGTCTGGCGCAGCGGGGCCGACACCATCCCGTCCTTCCTGATCGAGATCGGGCACCCGAAGCTCACCACCCCGGTCTTCTTTCGCCATGCGGGCGCGGTGCTGGAGGAGCTGTCATTCCAGATGGGCCAGGAAGGGCCGGCCAACGCCACCGTCTCGGTCGTGGCGCAGGGCGAAGAGACCGCGAGTGCGACGCTGAACGCAAACCCTGCCGCCTTTGCGCTGCGCCGCTTCAGCCAGGGACGCGGGCGCATTGCGCGCGCAGGATCACCGCTGGCAGGCGTCACGGCCGGCTCGCTGACCTTCTCCAACGGCATCGAGCGGGTGCGGTCGATCCGCGAGGATGGCCGCATCGATGGCGCGGATCCAACGCTTGCCACCTGCGAGGGATCGCTGACCGTGCGCTTCGATGGCCAGACGCTGATGGCCGAGGCCGCCAGCGGCGATCCGGTCGCGCTGGTCTACGGCTTCGCGATGGCCGAGGGCTATGCGCTGACCTTCACGCTGCCGCGGGTCTACCTGCCCAAGCCCAAATATTCGATCACCGGCCCGGCCGGGGTCGAGGCGAGTTTCGACTGGCGCGCGGCGGCAGATGCGACCGGCGTGATGCTCGAGGTCGCGCTTCTGAACGATGTCCCAACCCATGGAGCCCCCTGATGATCCGCCTCGACCTGAACGCGTCCCCTGACTGGCTCGATCTCGGCCACGGCGTGCAGCTGCGCGTGGCCCCGATCACCACCTCGCTGATGAACCGGGCCCGCGAGGAGCCGATCCTCGCGGATCTGCCCGAGGAGGCCAGCGCGAACCGGCGCGGCATCGCGCTCGCGAAGGCACTGGCGCGGGTCGCCGTCGATGACTGGACCGGCGTGCACGATGCCGACGACGCGCCGGCCGAACTCACCCCCGAAGGGCTCGACGCGCTGCTGGAGATCGTGCCGATCTTCGAGGCGTTCCAGCTGCGCTACGTCGCCCCGGGCCTGCATCTGGAGCAGGAAAAAAACGCCTCAGCGCCCTCGCCGAGTGGCACTTCGGCGGGGGCGCGCAATACTGCAACAACTGCCCGCAAATCTGCGACGCCTGCCCGGCGCGGCAAAACGCGCCGCTGACGCGCGAGGGTGCGATGGCCTGGGATGTCGCGCAAGCGGCCACCGGCCAGCTACGCGTCGCCGAGGGCGCGGTGCTCGGCTGGGACATGGGTGCGGTGCTGGCCATGGCCGACGCGAGCGGGCTCGACCCACGTGCGGCTGTCGAGCTTCTGCCGGTGATCGAGGCGGCGATGGTGCGCGCGGTGAACGCGCAGATCCGGGCGCAGCGCCCACAGTAAAACGACACGCCATAAAAGCAGAGAAACAGGGATCGGAGTCCCAATGACCAGCGCATCAAAACAGGTGACGGTGCGGCTGGCCGCCGAGGGCGGCCGGCAGGTGCGCGCCGAGCTCAAGGGGATCGGCGCGGACGGCGCCACCGCCTTCCAGCGGCTGGGCTCGGAGATGGAGGCGGCCAATGCGCGCGCGGACCGGTTCTTTCGTAGGCTGCGCATTGCCGCCGCGGCCGGTGCTGCGGCCGTGGGGGCTGCGGCCACGGGGATGATCCGCAGCGGGCTGCAGGTCGTCGACAGTCAGGCCAAGCTGGCGCAGTCGCTGGGCACCACCGTCGCCTCGATCCAGACGCTGGAGCGCGCGGGCGAGCTGGCGGGCGTGTCGATGTCGGGCATCGAGCAGGCCACCAAGGATCTGACGCGCCGTCTCAGCCAGGCCGCGGCCGGGACCGGCCCTGCCGCCGACGCGCTGGACCGGCTGGGGCTGTCGGCCACCGAGCTGATCGCGCTGCCGCTGGACGAGCGTGTCGGTGCCATCAATGCGGCCATCGAGGAGTTCGTCCCCGCGGCCGAGCGGGCCGCGGTGGCGGGCCAGCTCTTCGGCGAGGAAGGCTCCATCGCCATGGGCCGGATCGACAGCGCCACGCTGCGCCAGGCGACGAAAGATGTGCGCGCCTTCGGCGTCGTGGTCTCCGCGCAGGATGCGGCCCAGATTGAGCGGACCAATGATGCGATCTCGCGGCTGGGTCTGATCTGGCGCGGGCTGGCCAACCAGCTGGCGGTCGCCGCGGCCCCGGCGCTGGAGGCGGTGGCCGACGCGATGGCCGCGCTCGCGGAGCGCAGCGGGCCGGTGGGTCGTGCCATCGAGCTTGTGCTGGGCAACCTCGACCGGCTGGCGGCCACACTCGCGGCGGTTGCGGGGCTGGTGGCCGGGCGCTTCGTGGCGGGAATGGCGGTTGCAGCTGTCAGCGTGCGCGGTCTGGCCACGGCGCTCGCGCTGTTGCGCGGGGCGCTCATACGGCTGCCGTTTGTGGCGCTGGTGATCGGCGCGCAGGAGCTGATCCTGCGCTTTGGCCGACTGGTCGCTGCTGCCGGGAGTTTCTCCGACGCGCTCGATCTGCTGCGCGGCGTGGCCGCAGAGGTCTGGGACCGGATGGGCACGGGCGCACGGGCGCTCGGGGCGACGGTGGCGGCAGCATGGGCCGGGATCCGGGCTAGCCTGGCGGACGGCGTGCAGGCCAGCCTTGACGCGGTCGCGCGCGGGGCGTCGCTGATCATCAACACATGGCGCGGCGCGTTCGCGGCGATCCGCACGATCTGGTCCGATCTGCCGGCAGTGCTGGGCGAGATCGTGACCGGTGCGGCCAATGCCATGGTGCGCGGCGTGGAGCGAATGCTCAATGCGGTGATCGGGCGCGTGAACCGCTTCATCGCCGGGATCAACAAGGTTCTCGGCGCGCTGCCCGCGTGGGCCGTCGGCGAGGATGGGATCAGCATCGGGGCGGTTGACGATGTCAGACTCGGCGGCCTGAATAACCGGTTCGCGGGCGCGGCGCGCGATGCCGGCGGCCGGGCGGCCGAGGCGTTCACGCAAGCCTTCGAGCGGGACTACCGCATTCCCGATCTCGGGCTTGGGGCCTATGCCGACGAAGCGCGTGCCACGCAGGACGCGTTGCGCGGAGTGGCCGACGAACTGCGCGCGGCGGCGACCGGGCCGCTGGACTCGGTCGCGGCGATCCGCGAGGTGCTGGCCCGGACCTCGGAGACGGCGGATGCGTCAGCGGAGGCCGTGGCCGGGATCGGGGACGCCTTCGACGGGATCGCCGGCGGCACCGAGGGCGCAAGTGGCGCTGGAAAAAGCAGCGGCGGTGCCGCGGGGCGCGCGGCCAACGCGGCCACGGAGGCCGGCAACGCGATCGCGGCAGCCGGCGAGACGGCGGCGCGGGGCTGGAATGCGGTCACCGACAGCCTGCAGGGCTATGCAGACAGTGCAATGGAGACCGGCCGCCAGATCGGCGATGCGCTGGTCAGCGCGTTTCGCGGCGCCGAGGACGCGCTTCTGACGCTGGTCACAAAGGGCAAAGTGGATTTCCGCGACCTGGCGAACTCGATCCTGGAGGATATCACTCGCATCGCGCTTCGCTCGGCGGTGCTCGGGCCTCTCGCCAATTGGCTGGGCGGCGCGCTTGGCGGGATCGGCGGCGGTCTGGGCGGTAGCTTGGGAGGCAGCCTTACCGCGGCGGTGGCGCATTCGGGCGGAGTGATCGGTGTCTCGGCGCTACCGCAGCGGCAGGTGCCGGCCATGGCCTTCGCCGGGGCGGAGCGGTTCCATGGTGGCGGTTATCCCGGTCTCCGCCCCGGTTCTGGTGTTGCGGGCCTTCGGCCCGACGAGGTCCCCGCGATCCTGCAGCGCGGCGAGCAGGTGCTGTCGCGAAGGGAGGTGGCCGAGACGCAGCGCGGTGCTGGCGGTGACCACGGCGGTGGCAT